TTTCCTTAAAATAAAAAAGGCTCTCATTAGAGAGCCTTTAGGATATTAAAAGATTAGTATTGGTACATGTATCCTGCACCAACTGTCACATCTTTCTGAGTATCAATACCAGCAGAAAGTTTAATGATATGTTTACCATTATCAGATGCATGAGAATACCCTACTGCAAGAGCAGATTGACCATGTTTATGACCTACACCTACACCTACACCAGATTTACCTGAAATGTAAACTTGTGGAATGTTAGCCATTGCTGCTACAGATGCAATACCTGCATCAGCACGTTTATGGTTCTTACGAACATCACGGTCTAACTTGCGAATAGCTTGAGTATTAGCACTAGATGCTTTTAAAGCTGCAGTTGTAGCTTTTTGTGTCTGAATAATAGCTTCACTATTTTGACGAATGAATTGAGTTTGGTACTCAAGTTCATCAGCAACTTCTGCTAATTTCTCTTTATTAACAGTAGCAAGCTTACGATTGTTTAACACAACATTCCATTGGTTCTCTGTAATTTTAGCATTAGCTTCAATCGCTTTAGCATTTTTATCTGCTTTAGCTGTGACTTTATCAATGGCTGGTTGATAGTCTTTAGAAGACACAGTGTACGTTGCTTTACCGTTGGTATCCACTGTTACATTCACAGTGGTATTATCACCTGCTGTAACTTCAGGTAACTTATCTTCTACAGCTTTGATGTAAGCTGTATTTGATGCAATATTACCTTCGTTAGTTGTAATACGTTGAGCATTGTCAGCAATACCTTTTGCATTTTTATCAATTAATGCTTCTGCTGCACGAATATCTGCAGTGTTAGTTGCGATATTACGAGCGTTACCAGCAATGTTGTCTGCATTAGCTTGGATTTTATCAGTATGAGATTTGATAGCATCATGAACTGTATTTTCACCAGTACCGCCAATGTCTGTCATAGTGATATTGCCTTTATTGTCTAAAGCAGCGTTACCACCTAATACATTTACAACTGAACCAGCAACATTATTGATAACATCATTGGTTGCGTATAACTGAGAACCATTAATAGCGTCAGTAGATGTAGCAGAAATTTCACCTGCACCTACGTTGATGATTTGACGAGTATGGTCGCCTTTAGCACCAACAGATACTACTGCTGTTGCGTCTGTACCAGCGAAACCGCCATAAGTGATTTTACCTACAGTTGCTTCATTTACTGAAACTGCTTGTTCAGTCATTGCCGCAGTACCTAAAGCTACTGCTGAACCATGATTAGCCTGAGCCGCTTTACCTAGTGCCACACCATAACTTGCATCAGCGATAGCACCTTGACCGATTGCAGTAGATGCTTTGTTATGTGCTGCTGCATTAGAACCAATAGCAATAGTAGATAAACCATCAGATGTAGTGTGTACACCGATTGCAGTCGCACTTTCACCTGTTGCTTTAGTTTCAACACCAATAGCTACACCATGGTTTGTTGCATTGTTTGTAAAACCTACTGCTACACCACGAACGTGTGCTTTGTTGTCATAACCTACTGCTGTTGCTTCATCTGATGTGATTAAGTTGTAATGACCTACTGCAGTTGCACGGCTACCTGTGATGTTGTTACCACCGCCGATTGCATGGGTATGGTCGCCATTTACAATGTTGTTCATACCGATACCGGTATTTTGTTCACCTTTTAAGTGGTTATTATCACCCACTGCTTGTGCTTGAACTGCTAATACTACTGCTACACCAGCTAATGCTTTTAGAAATTTATTCTTCATTTAATTTCCTCTTTATTTGATATAATTACGGAACTCATCAGCTCCGCCTACGTATTGACCGTCTACAAAGATTTGTGGAACAGTGTCAATCTTTTTCCCTAGACGTTTCTCAACTTCTTCACGAGCTTCTAGGTCTTGTGTTACGTCTTTAAAGGTGTAATCTAAACCTTTTTCAATACATAACTGTTTAGAGCGTTGGCATGGATTGCACCATGATGCACCGTAGATTTCTACTTTCATATAATCACCTAAATAAATTTACTTAGTTCTGGTTTAAAGTAATCTTTGCCTTTCATGATTTTACCATCTTCATTAAGAACTGGTTTACCATCTTCAAACTTAGACCAATTACTTTGGTTCACATTAGTTAATGCTTTATCAAAGTCAAAACCTGCATACTGTGCAGAACCAGTAGTAGTAACTGTAATATCTGCTAATGCGTCAAGTAATTCAATCTTGGTTTTATCTGATAACAGAAAACCTTCTGACTTATACATGGCACTGGCTAAGTCTTCTAATACTAACTTAGCATTTTGAATCTTAGTATGTAAGGTTGCTAACTTCATATCAGAAGCGTGTTCTTCAATTAATTGATTATTAAGAGCTGATACACTTTCTGCTACTTCTTCATACATTGCACCTAATTGTGTGAACAAGTCTGAAGTTGTAGGGTATGGTTTAGCTGTCTTGAACCATTTAGTAATATCTGCAACAGATACGCTATGAGCTTGATATGGTTCAGTATGTTTACTAACTGGATATAAGAATTCAGCTGTACTTTTACCATCACAATTACGCTCGGTAAATACACATTCTGTACCGTACGCTACCCATTGGTCTGTGCAGCTATATACTGCCGGCATTACACTGGCAAATGTTGGTTCATCATAAATCATTTCTACGGCTTTACCGTATTCACGATTAATCAAGTCATTAACACTTTGTTTAGTTAAACCAGTTATCACCATAACTTTACCAGCTAATGATGAATTGGGTTTAAAGGTAATAAAATAACGAGCCATAATAGTCCTCACTTGGTTTGAAATACGCTAATCAATTATACACTCAATCTTTGTAGAGCACGCTCAAATGTGGCATAAGAATGTACTTTACGGAATACATTACCAGTAATCTTGTTTGTACGGATATGCTCTACTTCGTAAGACATTTTACGGTCAGCATAAATTGAATACATATTACATTGATAAACGTATATAAGATTTTCCCGTTCACGTTCAATCAATGGTGTTCTATGAGCCAGTGTCTGCACAAAAGGTACTAATGGGGTTGCACTAACTTGTAATTTGGACTCCATCTTCAGTTTCCTTATATTTAAGTTCCATTTCCTTTATTTCATCTAAAGGAATATCCACTTCTTTAAATTTATCCCCATCCATTGGTATATCGAACCAATGTCCATCATGGAAGTCTTTGTAAGGTACATTACAGTTATGTTCAAAGTTAGTTCCTATACGATTAAAGACTAGATGACGATGGGCTGTTTGTATTGCTAAAGTTAAATCCACTGGATTTGATTCATAGCTACGTGGAACAGCTAACCAGAAAGGGCAAAGCTTTTCAAGCTTATTCCCGTTCTCAAACATCCAAGCACAAATACGCTGCGAGATAGTTGAAATCTGCTCTGGTAAACATTCATGCACTGCTTCAATAGTTGCATATTGAATATAGTGTTTGCCGTTTTGAGAACGACAGAAGATACCACAAGTTACTTCCCATTTCACACGAATATTATCAAGGTTCCATGATAAAGCCGGATTGACTTTAATCATACGACCATTTTCAAATACTGATGTATTGCCCCAACCATTTTTAGTGTCAGTTGGTACAAAAATGTTACAGATAGTAATTGTATTAAGAATGCGTTTAGCATTCTCTATCACTTTGAGTTTCAGTTTCCCAGCTTTGGCATCGCTAGTTTTACTTCTACCTCGTTTGCTAATTGTGCTTGGTTTAATCATGTACTAATTCCCAGTCCTGAACCAGTTTATCATCAACTTCTTTCTGATAAGAAAGACAAAGCACATAGTATAAATCTACAGAGATTAAATTGACATAGATGATTGGTTCATTTTCTTGTTTTGGTTCAAGATAAATTTGTTTATCTGCATGGTTTACTTTAACAGTGAGCATGTTATCCACTTGGCTCATAGGAATTTCTACGAATTTTTCCCCATCATGATAAACAAAAATTAAATGCTTATTCTGAATAAAAGGTAAATCTTCATAGAAATGCCCTAACCATTCATGGAATGGAATATCAAATTCACATAACATTTTAGGTATTTGTAATGTTAATTGATAATTTTCAAAGTCTTCTTGTGAGATATAATCTTTCATTTGTACAACATCTCTATCTTCAATTAACTTAATCATTAAGTTGTTAAGGTTATCGAATTTTTTATACAAATAATCAATAAACTTAGTTTCTTCTGACTTACGTAATAACGCACTATCAAGTTCTTTTTTAATGTTTTCTACTTTAGTAGCAAGAATCTCTGCTACTAATCGTTTATCTAATTGTAAATGCTCCATTAGTTCCTCTTATAACAAAATCACAATAGTGATTCATCATTTGGTTAAAAGCTTCAAGGTACTTCTGATGAGCAGGATACCCAACAGTACTATTATTAAATCCAATGAATAAAGGATAGCTGTTAATAGATTGAACCCCTTCTAAGTTAAGGTATTTATGTACTTTTTCTCTATTACATTCTTGATAATGAGAGAACATAGTCATAACTGTTTCTTTATCATTCCAAACAGGGATTATATGATAATCTGCTTTGGTTGTTCTTGAACCATCTTGCATACGAAATTCAGAAACAAATACAAGACAACAATGTGTATTTAAAATCAATGCACCATCAATGTTGTTTTCATGTGCATATTTATCAACTTGTTTTAAGATAATATCTTTTCTACAAGCTGGAACAGATGCATGTACATCTGCTTGGCTTAAATCTTCATGATAAGTAGGTTTGTTTGTAGTTTCCATGATGAATTTTAATTCCTGATAAGTATTCTGAGAACACAAAACGTTCTTCATCATTTTCTACTGTACGCAGTACAACAGGAAATAAGTTTATATCTGTAATAGTTAAAGACTGTACAGAACGTTTTAAATATTCCATTGCATTTTCTGCAACAGTAGCCATTACTTGAGCATAATCTGCTAAAGATAACTCTTGATTAGCTAATGGTTCGATAGCATATAAAGTTTTGTAATAACAATTAAATAAACCATCTTGGATACCCCAATATTCTAATTGGATTTCTACTGCATAATAGAAGTCTTTAACATCTTCCATTGATAAACCAGTAGCATTCATGAATTCTTGGATAGCTTGGTCTAAATCTTCTCTCATAGTTAATCCTTTTTAAATTTAGCAGATAATACTTCTACAGAACGTGGTTTAAGGCTTCCAATATATGCAAAGTCAAAACCATACATACGAGCATTTAACATTGCATCTAAAAGCATTTGATATTTGACTTTAAGGTCTAAAGTTTTTTCTAATTCACGCACTCTGGCTTGAAGTTTTGTAATATCTTCTGGCTCTTTAATACCTAAGCCTTCTAATTCGCTCCGTAACAGGCTTAAATCTTCAGAGAGTATCTTTACTCGACTTTTTACAAATTCTTTCTGTACGGTGGAATTATGCAGTTCTGCTTGCAGATTTACGATTTGTTCTTTAAGGTTTTTCTGTTTAGTGAGCAACCGGCTATTTTTCTTGGTTTGAATTTTTAATTGATGCTTGGTTTGTTCAGCAATCTTCTCTTGCTCTTGAAACTTCCGAATAGCTGTTACTTGGTCAGCTTTAAGCTCAACGTTTAGTTCACGTATATTATCATAACGAGTTCTTAATTCGTCATGGAATCCTTGCAAGCATAGTAGTTCTTTTTTAGGTATAAAACCTAATTTAGATAATAAAAAAGTAAGCATAGTTCACCTAAAAAATAAAGCCCTCTGATGAGGGCTAATTAATATTAATGGTCATGTTTTTGAACCATGTCCAATGTAGATTTTAGAGCTTCTGTGCTCATTAAACTACCTAACTGAAGATTAACTGATGAATCAATTTTGATTGGGTCACCAGCATCTAATGTAGGCAGTTGTTCAAGAATAAATGCTGTATCAACAGCAATATTAGCGAACAACGGATATAACACGAAGAAAGCTTCTTTAGAAAATGGTACATCAATAACAGTACATAATTCATAAGTACGTAAAATACCTTAAATATGGTTGGTTTCCAGTTCTGCTGTTATAATAATCGGATGATTACAACGAGCATAGTAAAGCATTGCTGCTTTTAAATACTGAATATGGTGTTGTAGAATACGTTGTTTTAAACCAAAGCTATGTAGTTTACTGATAAAGATACTTGGGTCAAATTCTTCACCTTCTTTTGCCAGTGAAGGTAATAGATTACCAAAATCTAAACAGATTTCACCAATTTGTTTGTCTTGAAAATCACCTGCAGCGAAGTTTTCACAAAACTTTTTAAATAACTGTGCTGTTTCACTATCACCTTCAAATAATTTCTCGGTAGTGTGTTTAAAGAATTTAGCACGAGCCACGATGTTTTGAGCATTACGACGTACACGATAATTAAATCGTTGCATACCTGTTAAAACATCAGGAATAACTAAGTTTTTATTGAATTCTTCACAAGCTGAAGAGTTTTCAGTTGCATAAGCATTATCAAGTTTTGCTTTTAAACGTTCATACGTTTGTTGGTCAGACTCAGATAATTCAAAACCCTCTTTAATTAATAAAGAGATTACATCAAACTGAGTCTGTTCATTTGTATTAAGAGCCATAATATACCTCGTAAGAAAAAAAAGAGAAAGACAATACAGTATCTTTCGCCCCAATCGGGGCGATTACTGCTTTAGAGTATTGGTAATTTTGTACCTTTTTTAATAATGCTTTCTACTTGAATGTAAATACTATTAATAGCTTTGAATTGTTTCTCTGTAATTGTGCCTTTGGATAAGTAATAATTTCTAATATTTACTACCATACGCAACAAATCAGTTGATACACGGTTTGTTTCTTTAGCAAATTTAAGAATTATTCTTACTTTACCTAATAAGTCATATTATTTCATAAGTTATCCTAAAGGATTTTCTTTGATTGGAAATAGTTTTTGTAATTCTTGATGAGCTATACCTATTAAAATACCTTCTATATTTAGTAAGGTTTCTCTATGATAGTCATCTAAATGTCTTCCAGTTAAGAAATCGTTATGTATCATTAAAAGTTCTTTCTTATGTATAATATGTAAATATTTAAAAAATAGTTTAAATTTATAAATATTCTCAAAAAGAACCTCAAACTGTTCTTTAGGTTTTAACAGTGGTTTAACAGTACCAAATGAAGTTATCATGTTTATCTAAAAACCTCTATAGTTTAATAATATGTCATGGATTGCTTTAAGTTTTCCATAATCATATTCAACTTCACCAGTTGTAAAATAATCATTGAATATCTTTATTAAAGACTTTTGATTAACTGGATGTAAACAAGAAATATATTCTCGTAATGCTAACACTTCTTTTAGTATATTACGATAATATTCTTGTGGATTCTTATGAATTCTCATATATGTCCTCGTGTTACACATAGATAATTATAAATCATATCTAATTCATTAAAATCTCTTGTAATAATAGATTTTTTGATTAAATAAGTATTATGAATTCTAATTAAAGTATAACAACTATCAGGTGGTAATTTACTTTTATCACTAAAAGGTTTTAGTCTGTAAATCTTTTGAAGTAATACTTTAGCTTTATCAACAAATAATAATGACATTATTAATCCCTCGATTTCATATATACTAAATAATTACATAATAAGTTTAATTCATTTGATGTAATACATTCTCCAATTAAATACTTATTATAAAGTTCCAATATTTCTTTTTGAGAAATTCTAAGCAAATGTTTTCGCAAATCATATTGAAATAATTCATTAAATATTTGTCCAGCTTTCTGTCTATTCAGAGTTATCATTGGAATGCCAATCTATAAATTCTTGTTTATCAGTAAAGCAAGGAATAGATGTATCATCTAGTTTATCTGGTTCATATAAACCTAATCGTTCTGCAACTTGAACAAGTGCATTACCAAAATAAGCTTTACCTACTGGTTTATAATGATGGATTAGGATAAGAGCACCTGCACAATGAGAATGTTCTTTATTCAATGTCTTATGACAAGCAAAAGTTTTATTCTCTTCTAAAATAGCATTTGCTATTTCAGTAGCACGTTCTCTACCTAACCAACCTTTTTGTAATGGTTTATCTTTACGGAAAGGGCAATCAGCACATGGTCTTAATACCCTAAAGTTCATCATTGTCATAATATTCCTTAAAAAGTGAAAAAGCGACCCATTAGGGTCGCTATTGATTAACTTAAACCATAATTAGAATTACGTACTTCAGCTGCAATTCTTTTACGATATGTTTTGCTTGTATTATCATCAAGCTTATCTGAAGTGATTTGATTATATAAGTAAGAGAGCATATTGCTTTCTACGATGTCTGCACACATTTCTTTATACCAATAACGAATGTAATTCATATTGTTAGGTAATGCTGTATAGCAATCATGGATAGCAACCATTTCAATATTACCGTGATGTAACATCTTTTCGATAATATCAATAAGTTTGGTTCTATGTTCTTTACTTAATTTGTAAGTATCTGCTTGTGATTTGATTTCATCTAAGATACGAACAGAACAGAATTTACTTTCTTCGTATGCATAAATTAATACACCTAATTGACCCATCTTGTCTAATTCATCCATTGTTAATGGTTCATATAGATTATCAATAGTATTATTTAAATACCAATACACTTCTTGTAAGTGTTCTGTATCAAACATACATCTACGAGTCATTTCACGTACTAACATGGCATCGACAGAGTGAATTAGGTTAGCACAGTTACTTACTGATTTCTTCTTAGTTCCTTCTGTTTTGATATTGAATCTAATATCAAATGGTTCATCATCCTCTACTGTATAAATGTATTCACGCTCAACTATAACAGGTAAATGAGCTTCAAATGCATCTGGTAACATCCAATGATGAGAAGTTACTTTTGGATTCCAGTTATTAATTAACAACTGTTGTAATTGATAAGCACCTTCAGCTTCAATCGCTACTGCTTTCCAGAATACTTCAAGCACTTCAGTTTCTTCAAATACTTTCGCTGGTTCTGCTACTGAACCATACAAGAAACACATCACCGCTTTCTTAATAGAATCACGGGTATAAATTAATGGTTTCTTATATAGTTTCTTCATGGTTTCATGTACTGCTGTGTATAAATCACTACGTACATTACCAAGTAAACCAGTATTGAGTAATCCTTTGCGGTCTGCTGTTAAACAAGACATGATAGATGCACCTGAACAGATTGCATCTAATTGGCAACGGTATCCTGATGGACGATTGTACCAATGGTCTTTATAAGCCATTAAACCAGTAAAGAATAATTCTTTAGAGTCAATTTCTTCTGGATTAAAAGATTCAATGAATGCCAATAACTCTTTGTTATCCATTGTCACAACGGACTCTGGAATATTGTTATTGAACCATTCAATACGTTGTTCAAATTGCTTTTTGTCTTGACCTGCTGCATTAGCAATGTCGATTTTAAGATAATCTAATCCTGAGAATGGTTTAAACATAATTTAGCCTCGTTGTTTAAGAAAGAAAGATTGTTAGAAGAAGTTAATTTCTTCTGATATATGTTGCTTATTGCTAAATTCTAATTGAGCTTTAGCATAAGAGTTGCCTTGAAATGATACATGATAACCACAGCAATACACTCTGCCACGTTTATCATATTTGTTTGTAAAGTAAAACTGATTACCATGATTAATTAATATTGCACTGGTTTTGAAGACACCTTTTTCATATCTATCAAAGTTTTGTCTAGTTTCAATATTAATATCTGGTTTCCCTTCTTCATCTAATTCTTCCATACATTTCCAATGGTTACGTATGGTTTTCATTAAGTCTGTATTAAGAGTAAAAGGAATACTATTTAGTCTATCTAATACTGTACTATCAATATCATATTGATGTTCATTATTTAAAATAAGACTATCTGAACCTTTAGTGTAATAACCACTTCCTTTGTTATTACCTTTTTGGTTTGTTGGTAATGGTGGAACAATCATTGGAATCTTATATTGTAATTCATCTAATTTATCCACTTCTTCTTCTGTTAGTTCGATTAATGTTTTGATATATAATCTATCTCGGTCATCAATCTCTACTTCAAGGAAGTTATGGTCAACTAACATTACTACACAATCCATAATTGTTTTAACTGATGTGTTTACTTCAATTAAATCTCTTGAAACCAAGATTTCAATTAAAGCATTAATAGATAGTCTATCCATGTGTAACATCAGAATACCCATAATATCATGACACATGTTAATCTGTTTGTTTTCTAAACCTTCTGTCCAGTTAATATCTTTAACTTTGTTTTGGAAGATTTCTTTAACATAAGTTTTCAAATGTCTATTGTCATATCTGTTCTCAATAGCTTTTTGAACTTCAATTAAATAATGAATTGAATAATCTTCTTTGTTCATAGTTTACCCTTGTTGATTAGAAAGAGAACCCAGTATTTCTACTGGGTATATATTATTTGAATGTACAACAAATGAATCTATCATCAAGATATTTCTCCATTAATGGTTTAATATCTTCATAACTTAATTCACCTGCTCCACAGCCTACTCGTGGAATCAGTATTGTTTTCCACTCTGGTTTATTGTTAGCTAATTCAACTAACTGATACAAGCTTTGTTCAATTAATTGAATATCAGCTTTAGCTAAGAATCCCGGTGTCCATTCACCAACTGATGTTTTACAATGAGATACTACATTTGCTCCATTGTTCTTAACATAGTCTGGTTTAACTGGAAATGAAATGATTGGCATTGGTTTAGTTGCAATTACGGCTACATTATTACCAAATAATTGAAGCATTCTCCCTAATGATTTAGGAACTTCAGGCATTAAGTCTGCAATTTGTTTTGCAATACCTCTGCCCATTACTGCTTCACCATTTGCTTTGGTAAAACCATTTGTTGTGACTACAAGTGCATCACAATCCATTTCAAGCATATCACCTACTGCTTCTTTCATGTTTATTCTCCAAATGTATTAACAAATAACTGTTTAATGGCTTTAGCACCATTATTAGTTATATTTCTCGAACCAATACCCGCAAAGTTATTTGTCAGTTTTGGTATGTAATCTATTTGCATATATGTTTCTTCTTGATAATCGTATTTTGCCCATACATCAAAGTCTTGGAAGTAAACATATATTGGTTTGTGATGTAATATAGCCATAGCTACTGCATAACCTGTTCCTCCAGCAACACAATCTCTGACATATTTTCTATTATCATTCCATGTTGTTACTGGTTCGTCTTTTAGACCGGCATAACCTATGGCAAATACTGCATCACAATATTTTATTTGTGACCAGTTTCTAACAAGACGGAAATCTTTCATGGTTTCATACTGATAGTCCCAAAGGAATTTCGCTGCTCTCGCTGCTTCTTTTTGTCCTTCTAACATATCTTCGTCTGATACCATTGTATTTCCGAATGGTGCATTAGTTTGTGATTTTTCACCACAATAATAATGCTTTTGTTTAATGCCATACTGAGTACAGTAATCACCAAATATACTGTCTGCACCGTATGCTCCACCTGAATGTAAACAATACTCAGGTTCATCTTGGTTTAATAATTCAAATAATCGTTTACGAATTACACTTCCATGACAATCATTCGGTACGCACCAACACATCAGCATAAATTCGTTTATACCTTCTTTATGTTTGGTTTTAATTAACTCTACTAAATCTTGTAACATTTCATCTTCAAGATATGTATCAAATAATTTAATAGCTTTAATTCTTCCGAATTGCTCTACGGTAAATGGATTACCTAGATTACTGTTGTAGTGACAGTTATTAGGCATCTGCCCTCTACCAATATAAATTACATATTGGTTTGGTTTTGGTTTAGTCCAGTGAGCATTACCTAAAGCAATTCTGATTTCTGTTTCATTAATGTCTTTACTCATTTCTGCCTCTTATTAAGTTTATTGGCTTACGCCAACCCAGAACTGATATATTACTTCTCTTAAAGTAGTTTTTATTAAAGTTTGTATAAGTGTGTTTTTTACTTAATAAAAAATAAGAGAGTAATCCTTTCGGATTACTCTCTCGATGTTATTTGCGGAACTTGCTGAGTACAGATACTTTCGCATCTGTTGTTTCAACTTCCGCCTTTTCAGCTCGTTTAGTGAATTGGATTTGAAGATTTGACAAGAAGCCAAACTCTTCATTTTCAGGGTCAATCTCATCTGAGCGTACAGATTCACCCTTATCCAATGCACCAAATAGTGCTTGTACTGCCTCACCTAATGCGATACGACCCTCAACAAGCTCAATCCAGCTTGCTGGACTGTTGGTTCCGATTAGTTTAGCCTGTTTCTCAAGGCTTTCTGCTAATCGGTCAGCAGTCAAGGTTAATGGTAAGTTTACAAATGTTGGCTTACCGTCAATTTCAATTTCAATCCCTAAGTTGATGAACAATTCAGATTGTTCACGCTCTACAGCTGTAGTTTGAGTTTGAGATTGAGTTTTAGCAAAGCGTTGTTTTAAAGATGACATAATTATGTTCTCCATTGTTAATGATTAAAAGAAAGATTGAAATCGTTTACGATTTCAGTACTGATATACCACGAAAAGTAATAGCCCGACAGAGAGCAATTAGCCCTCTGTCAGACACATTACATCAAATCGCTGTAATCAAAACGACAACCGTGAACTTCATAAGATTCATCAGTGCCGTCGCATTGGTGAGCAATGCCCAACTCGTAGTCAATGGCATAATTGATACGTTTCACCGCATCAACTTTAACAGCAGTAGCCATAGCCAATGTTACAGCTACAACATAAATGGCTAGAGTGTGTCCTAGCCCTACATTACGAACTAATAGACTATGCATATAATGCCTCCACTAAATCGTAATAATCATCTAAGAATTGGTTCAAATCGAACCAGAAATCGTATGCGTCCATACAGCCTCCATTGTTTAATTAAAGAAAGAATAAGCTTAATCAAGAGCACTTATCATTGAACAGTACGAACGTACCCAATTGAGATAAGAAATGTGAGCATTGATGTGAAGTGCTCTTGATTAAGCTCAATACTGATATATAGCAATATGTATTCTACATCTATTATTAATTTTACTTGGTTCAATGTGTTTAATGTATAAAAATCTAATGTAGTTATGTACAGTAGTATTAATTGACCCATAAATTTTTCTAATGTGAATAATTTTTACATGAATTTTTTTCATGTGACATCTATTAAAATCTATGATAAACTCCGTTTGCTCTCAACGGAAAAAATCCATATATAATATATGTTATTATATTATATTCTTTATTATTCTATTCTTATTCTCTATTCTTAAGTTATTATGTGTAATTAATACTAATTATGTATTGGTTCAATATAAGTTATTATATGTAATTACTATGTATATTTAGTATTAGTTATTGTGTTATTATTTATAAGTAAGTTATTAGTAATGTATATATGTATGTGTAGTTAAATTAGTTTTAATTGTTTGATTTACTTAATAATTTAATTAATTATCTTAATCATCTAATTAGTTTTTGTGTATATGTATATGTATATGTATATGTATATGTGTTAATACTGTGTATATATTGTGTAATTATTATTTAATTAGTAATTAATTATTTAAATACTATTGTGTAAAATGTTAAATAAAGGGTAGAAATTAATCTACCCTTAATTATTTATTTAGAAATTCCTAATAATTTATCAAGAGCTTCTAATTTCTCTGGTAAATCAGAGTCTAAGTTTTCTGCTCTTGCTACTGCTGCTTGATTACGCTCAAACAAAGCAGTACGGAATTCACGCAATTCTGTTTTAATTACTTCTTCATCATTTAGACGACTGGTTTGACGTCTTAACCATGTTGTACCATCACCAATAGATGAACCAAGAGAGACAACTCCCTTGATAGCGTCTTCAGTAGCAGTAACAGTAGTAGATAAAAGTGAACGAATAGACATGATTGAATTCTCCATATAATGTTAACAATATAAACTGGTAGCACCATGCTACCAATACTGATATACCATGTGTAAGAGTTACTCATTAATAGGGGGGGGGAGTGTGTGTGTAAGAGGGCAAGCCTCTATAGGAGTTCTAAAACAGACTGTCTATTTTAAAAAATATGAAAATGCTAAAATTTTAGAAATAAATTTTCTAATAAAAAAAAAGCCTCAATACTGACTAAGTAAAGAGGCAAATCGAGAAATTTAAGAATTTTATGGATATTTACGTCTGTCTAAACGCAGGAGTATATTAACTCTCTTGGTTCAATTAAGCAAGGGAATAATCCAAACAGAGAACCAAAAGTGTATATTTACCCCCGTTCAGGGGGTAATACTGTTGATTGTTCTGGTTCTATTGGTTTATGATAGGCTCGTTTTTTGTTATAGGTTTAGAATAGGAGTATAGAATGGCTGTAACAGATTTAATGAGTTCTCTTGGTTCAAGTACTGATAGTCCTGAAAGATTGCAAGAGAAAGCCAATAGAGCTTTAACTGGGAAGCATAAACAAGAGTTAGGGTTGGATTTGAATCAACCAGTGGACTTTGAAGAGGTTTATGCTGTTCCTGAGTTAGAGAAGGTGACAGTGGAAGAGCTTAAGATTCTCTATCCAGTTAAGGTTGCAGGGAAGGTATTAGAGCAGGCAGCAGAGATACTGAATACTGCAACTGAGGATATGGATTATGTGATGGCTAAGGAATTTAGAGATAATTGCCTTAGTTTTATTGATATTCTTAAGAATAGTAAGTCACGTGTAAGCTTTGCTGACTACGTGAATGCATGTAAGTTTGCTACGTTTAAGTTAGCTGGGAATACGGATGTAAGAGCTTATGCTTTGACTTTCCCTGATAGAATTAGACGTATGGAGCGGGATAAGGTTCCTAACAGTCATTTGTATCAATATGCAAGTATTTATTCTAAGAATAAGACTGTGGTTGAGGTAATGGCTAAGTTAGTTGTACCTACCCATATCATGTTCCAAGATATATTCCATCAAGCTGTTAAAGTACAGTCAGAACTGATGTTAGATGATAGTATTAGTCCTAAAGTAAGAAGTGATGCTGCGAATAGTTTAATGACCCATCTGAAGACACCTGAAGTTAAACAGGCAGAATTGAAGGTTGATGTACAGGGTTCTGGTGCTATTGAACAGTTAGCTGAAGCTCTTGGTTCATTATCCGGTAAGCAATCAGAGATGTTAAGAGAAGGTCGTTACTCTCTTAAAGACATTCGTGAAGCTACCATTATTGAGGTAACAGAAGATGACTAAAACGGTAGAAGAATACCTTAAGGAAGTTGATTATCGTGATATGGCGATGAACTATCACCCAAGTGATTTCGCTATTCAGTATATGAACTTCATTAAGATGGTGAATGCTGGTAAAGAAGATATTCAATTATCTCCGCCAATGCATTACAAAATGGCAGATAGCTTTAGTACAAGACATTCTCGTATTGCTAACTTATGTTTTCGTGGTGCTGCGAAGACATCTGTGTTTGCTGAGTTTATTACATTGTATTTGGCTGTATTTAACACGTTACCTAACTTTGGTTTATGTAATGTAATCATGTTTGTTGGTGATTCAATGGAATCTGGATGTAAATCATTTAGACAAAACGTTGAAGCTCGTTATGAACATAGTGCTTTTTTAAAAGAATATGTACCAGAAGCTAAGTTTACTGATACTGAGTTATGGTTCAAGAATAAAGATGGCAAAGAAACTTATGTAAAAATGTTTGGTGCTAAGTCTGGTATTCGTGGTTTTAAACGTAATGGTGACCGTCCTGTCTTAGCGATTATTGATGATGTTGTGTCGAATGAAGATGCTAATAGTAAGTTACAATTAGATAAGATTAAAGATACTATCTATAAAGATATTGATAATGCATTGAATCCAATGCGTAATAAAATTATCTTTAATGGTACACCATTTAATAAATCTGACCCATTATATGAAGCGATTGAATCGGGTGCTTGGTACTCAAACGTATATCCTATTTGTAGTCAATTCCCTTGTAAAGAAGAAGACTTCGATGGTGCATGGGAAGAACGTTTCTCTTACAAAATGGTTAAAGAGAAATATGATAATGCTGTTAAATTAGGTAAAGTGAAAGCATTTAACCAAGAATTAATGTTACGTATTACGTCAGATGAAGACCGAGTAATAGCAGACGAAGATATTCAATGGTTTAGTCGTGCAGAAGTATTAGAGAAGAAAGAGAATTATAACTTTTATATTACCTCTGACTTTGCTACATCTACGCATCGTAAAGCAGATTATACGGTATTAGGTGTTTGGGCAGTTGACTATAACCAAAATAGATATTTAGTTGATGGATACTTAGGTCGATTCCTAATGAGTGATACCTTCGATAAAATATTTGAATTGGTTCGGAAGTATCAACCAATGTCTGCCGGTATAGAAGTCACTGGGCAGCAAGGTGGTTTTATTTCGTTATTGGAGAGTGAAATGCTTAGACGTAATACGTACTTTAGTATTGCAAAAGGTAAGGGAACCAATAAGCAAGGTATCGCTGTTAGAACTAATAAAATGGATAGATTTCGCTTAACTGAACCGTTCTTCAAACAGAAAAAGATTTTCTTGCCAGAAGAATTAAAAGAAAGTATGCTAATACAGGAAATTTTAGAGGAATTGAGTACAGTAACTATTGATGGTATCAAATCGGTGCATGATGATGCATTAGATATGATTTCTCAATTTGACCAGATGTATGTAGTCTATCCTACTAAAAATGCTTACAATCCCCGTAATAGTTCACAAGTAATGAGCCGTTATAGCCCATACTTCAATGATACTTCTACGCTAGAGCAAGAACATAATAGTCACGTTTATTTAGCATAGGTATTATCATGAAACTTAGTGAATTTTTACAAAATATAGCTTTAGGTGAATTAGAAGGTTCCAAACTCGTTGAGTTAGGTGGCTTTGAAATTCAACCAAAGTATTATCCAAAAGTAATCAATGCATTAAACCAAGCATTAGATTACTTCTATTCAGTCTTCCCCTTAAAAGAAAACCAGTTGGTATTGCGGTTACATCCGAATATCTCTCGGTATTATTTAGATAGAGATTACGCTGATACAAATCCTGACGCATCTTTAAAATACATTGCTGATACACCTGCTAATCCGTATGAAAATGACGTATTACAGGTACAAGCAGTATTCACTGAAGATGGTACAGCATTAAGTATTAATGACCCTCTAACGTATTATGGTGTTAGTACCCCTGAGTATAACTGTATTCAAGTACCTGAACTCACTGTACAACGTTACAAATATCTAACCGTTTTATATCGTGCTAAACATAAACGTATTCCATTAAATGCTAATCCGGAATCTGTTGAAGTATCCATTCCATCTTCCTTCGAGGGTGCTTTACAGACTTACGTAGCTTCTTTAATTTATATGTTTACACATGGAGATGATAACAAACAGTTATCAAATTCATTGTTTGGTAAGTTTAAAACACAAGTGGAAGAATTAAAAATGGAAGGTATCGGCTATAAACCTATGGCTGGTATTAATATTAAACCTTTAAGTGGAGGATGGTTGTAATGTTTCGTAATGAACATAACTTCTCTGACAATAGACCTATGGGTCTTACAAATCCAACACGATTGGTTGAGCATTACTTTCCACAATCTTCTTTTGATATAGTGAACCAAGTTCATTACAATCTTGGCTTACTACAAACGTTAGCACAGAATCTACCTATTCTAAAAGGTTTGGGTAATAATGTGTTAGCTATTCAAGGTATTCAAAAGTACTTAGGCGATATTGTTGCTGTTGCACAGAATCTAAATAATATTGTTACAGTGCATAATGAATTGCCTTTGGTTCAAGACCTAGCCCCACGTTTAACACAATTCACTGATGAAATGGCTTGTGTTAATAACAAGTTAGAGTTCTTTGAAACTAACTATAAAGATGTTCTTGCTTTACTTGATAGTAAAGTTAAATACTTAGAAGACTTATACGTTCAATACAAATGTGGTCTTAAACGTATCATTGAAGAACAGATGGCTCAATTAACTATTACGGGTAATGGTTATATAAACCAATTATCACAAATGGTTGAAGAAGTAGCTGAATGGAAAACTTATATTGATGCTAATATTCCTAAAGTAAAAGAATTTATTGAAGGTCAAGAAGCATTCCATATTCGTTTGGTTCATTTAGAAGCTTCAGATGCTGTCAATATTTGGTTAGGAACTAAGTCAGAAGAAGATTTTACGAAAGCTCTTAAAGCAATTACTGCTTCTGAAAAATATGGTAATGACGAGACCGGTAACCGTAATCGTCTAGAATACCGTAAAGTTTCAAATGTATTTACTGCTTTGAAAGAAAACTCAACAGATGTTGTTGTAAATACTGACCCTGAATCATGTGACGGAGGCTGCAATGTCTAAACGTCTTTTAGGTAATGTACCTATTTTCGCTAAAGATAGTGCTTTTGGTTCACTCCATGATACTACGGGAAAAGCTTTCCGTAGTGGTTCTTTAGGCTTCTATCGTAACAACATGGTTGGATATGAAAAAGGTATCACTAAAGTTACTCCGGAAATTTTCAATGGTGCAATTAACTACGTTACCGAATTATTGAATTATTCCTTTGCTATGGGTGTGCCTGAGTTCTCTTTGAATGTTGCTTATCCTAAAGGTGCAGTAGTAACATTTGATGGTTCTCTTTATATTTCTAAGACAGATGACAATGTGACCCATGTGTCACAAGCATCTCATTGGGCTAAAATCGCTGTTGAACCTCAAAACAATGGTTCATGTACCAGCAAAACAGATGGTAACCCTATTGGTACAATTTTAACTGTACCTGTTACTACTGAATTAGATGGATATATTGACTATGTTGAAGGTAAAACATTTAATCCTACTATTTACCCCGAACTTTATAAAGCATTGGGTACAAAACAGTTTACTGGAACTAATTCTGGGACTGATAATCTACCTGTTGGTACTGTACTTCCTCTCTTATCTTCTACTGGAAATATTCCCGCAGGATATATTGAATGGACTACCAATTATGGATTACTCAGCAAATACCCTGAATTGTTGAAAGTCTTAACTGATATGGTGAACCAATTACCATTAGGTGATAGTAAAACTGCATGGCTCGAAGCTTTACGTACACATTCACTTCCTATGTTTGAATCTGCAGGATTCTTCTTAGGTTATGGTAAACAAGTTGGTACTTATACTACCGACAGTACTCGTACCCAAACTGTACAGTTCGCACCAGTAGTAGTAGATGCAAGTAATACTCTTAATCCATTAGGATATAACAGATGTGCAGAATCGAAAGAAACAGTTGCACCTGTGAACGCAAACAATGTGAGCCGAAGTCCATCCGAATCTCCATTTGTCATGCTTGCAAACCGTGCCGGTGTTCATCAGGATGTACAAAACAAAACGATGTACCAAGTTGTTCTCGGAGATGGAAACGAAACAGCTCCAAGACATCTTGCCGTTCGCTTGCTAATCAAAGCTGTGAATTCTCAGCCAGCAAGTATTTCCGCTACACATAAACAAATTATTAAGGCATTTTAATTATGACTACAAACTACTTAAGTCGTCCTAAAATGGTTAAAACATTTGCCAACAAAGCGATGGACTCTAAACATTTAGCAGTTCGTTTTGGTACAAATCTTTTAGCCAAAGACGTTGAGTCTATTGCAAATGATAACTTTGAATATGGTATTGAATCTCTAGAAGGTGATTTACAACCTCGTGACCTTAATTCAGTGTTGAAATATTTAAGTGCTAACTTAACTTATTTATTCCAACAAGGTGTTGCAGAGTTTAGTCCTTATCAAAATTATCCGTTAGGTGCTTTGGCTCAATATGATGGTGCTTTATGGATTTCTACTAAAGAAATTGAAGCATCTAAACATGAAGTAACAACTGACCCATGTAATCCATGTGCAATTCCTACAGATTGTGAAGTTGCTAAATTCCCAAATGAAGAAAATGGTTGGTGTCGTTTAGTGACTTACTGTGAATACAGTAAAGACCTTAAAGCTTTACAAGACAAAGATGATGCCCTTGAGAAAGCTATTGCTAACCTTAAAGGTGTTACTGGTTTTGCTATTACTGCTAATCCGGATACTGGTTTATTTGAATTAACTTTATCATTATTTAATGGTCAAGATATTCGTATTCCAATGTCACGCTTTGGTCATATCATCAAAAATAAAGATGGTTCTTTATCAATTACTAATGCTGATGGCAGTACATTAGAACTTCCTAAGTTTGTAGCAGAGAAAGACCTAGACCAACAAAAAGGTTTTCGTTTCAATGAAAAAACTGAGAAATGGGAAATTGATTTACATGACTTGGTTCAACAAGGTGCTGGTTTAGAAGTTACCCCTGAAGGCAAACTTAAAGTTAAATTAGCTGATGTAACTGATGGCAAATCTTTAACTGTTGGTGAAGATGGTAAGCTTAAAGTTGGTGAGGAATGGAAAGCTGAAAACATTGATAAACCAATCGAAAAAGCTAAAGAAGATGCAATCAATACTGCAAATACTGCTACTGATAACAAGTTCAAAGAACTTAAAGAAAAAGGTGCAGAAGTATATGTAGGTCAAGGTGTATCTGGCAATGGTACTAAAGAAAAACCTTTAAATTTAAAAGTTGCTGAAGCTGATTTTGGTTTCAATGGTAACAATGAGTTATTCCTTAAACCTCAAATCCAAGATGTAACTAACAAAAACTTAAATACTCTTGCTGATACCCCAGCATTACGTAAATTAGGTTTAACTACATTCTATGGTAAGATTAACCGTCACGGTGAAGGTGATAAATTTACTGTTGGTTTCCCAAGTGCAATGACTGATGGTTTAGTTGGTACTAAAGAAGAAGTTGATGCAGCTAATACTCATGCTGAGTATAAAGACCAAAATGCTGACTTTACTGGTTATCAATTTGCAAGTCCTACTGAAGTTATTCAAGTAGTTGTAGATGAATACCCAAGTAATGAAGAAGGTACTACTAAAGTAGCTATGTACACTCGTGCATACTCTGCTGGTATGGATACCCAAGGTAATTTAAATCCATATGAAGTAGATATTAACTCTGGTATGTACAATGCAGGTGTTTGGACTAAATGGCAACGTGTAACTGCTTTACCATTACAAGGTAAATTACTTCAAGCTTTAAATTCTCAAGTACAAGACTTGACTAATAAAGTACAAGGTAATGCACAAGGTATTGCTGCTTTACAAGATGAACTTGCTAAATTAAAAGCTCGTTTAGATGTATGTTGTAAAGACTCTACTCCAGCTCCTGAACCAAGTCCAGACGTTCCATCTAATGCTATCCGAGATGAATGGCGTAATTACCCTACCGGTAACTATACAATTAGTCTAATTAAGGCTAATGATATTTTAAATTTTGAGAATGGAACAAAACGAGTACCATCTACAGCATACTTTGATGAAATTGGTTGTACTGGTTTTTATGATGATGTTACAAATACTTATACAATTCGCCCTACTCTTGTAAGAGCTGATACATTAGCACCTGTAGCACCTCAAGATGATTATTTATTAAAATATCATAAACAATTACCGGGCGGTAATGTAGAAACATTTACCGTATTAATTGACCAGCTTAGAGACCGTGAATTTACTATGACTGATCCTATCTATATCTCTGAACGAGATACAGTAGATACACGTCGAGGTTACCCAAGATTATTAGGATTTGTTGCACAACCTGCAATTAATATTAATGGTGAAAACTATAATATTGTGTTTACAGATAAATGGTTATATAAACCTAAATCTACAAATACAGTAGACTTTAATCCAAAACCAAATTGGCCTCAAGGATTAGAAGGTGTATACACTAATGGTGGTACTGTTAAATCTTTAAATGATTCGCATAATCCACCTGTGATTGCAAATCCATATTTACAAGCAAACCAATATGGTATTCCTAATGTTATTGTGAATACTAAAGATGCTAAATTAAGATTTGGTGACCGTAATAATAATTGGGCAGGTAAATTCTCATTAGAACGTGCTGGTGCATTTGGACGTACTTGGTATCGTAATCCAGTGGCTCATACACATACAGGATGGAAATTATAATGCAATTTTATAAATTTAAAGATGCTATTCGTTCTTGGTCTAACTGGGTATTAGCTGGTGTAGCTATTACCCCAGTCCTTGATGCGAATGTACAAGCGGTAGCTGACTTACTACCTGAACAGTGGAAACATTGGTTCATTACTGGTTTAGGTTTAGTTGGTTTAGTTGTGCGTCAAATTAAACAAAAATAGGGGATGGTATGTCTTGTTGCAATCCATGTGATAAAACTGTGCATTTCGATAACCGAAGTGCAGAACGTAGAGTACAAGCTAATTGCCAAAAGCAATTAGAAGAAGCTCTCGAAAAAATTAAAGTTTTGGAAGCTGAGAAAGCTGAAAAAGCTAAGAACCCTTGCTGCCCTACATTCAAGATTGAATCTATTACTGCAGTAGGTAAAGAAGTAATTGTTACATTTGATAACTGTACTTACTTAAAAGCACCGATGGATGTTGTAGATGAATCTTTAGGTAAAGCTAAAACTGATGCAGATACTGCAAAAGTAGAAGAACTTTCTAAAGCTTTAGAAGCATTAAAAACTAAAGTAGAAGAAGTTGCAGCGAAAGGAGACAAAGACACTGTATATGATGACTCTGCTCTGGTTAAACGCATTGAAGCGTTAGAAACCAAAGAAGACAAAGATACAATCTTTGACCCTGAGTCTTTAATTGGTCGTATCGCAGCTCTTGAAGGTAAGGAAGATAAAGATACAGTATATGACGATACCGCTATCCGTAATCTAATTGAAGCTCTTCAAAACAAAGAAGATAAGGACACTGTCTTTGACCCAACAGCTATTAATGAGCGTCTTGCTGCATTAGAAGCTAAAGAGGATAAAGATACCGTATTTGACCCTGCTACTTTAGAAGAGCGTATTACCGCTTTAGAAAATAAAGCAGATAAAGATACTGTGTACGATGATTCTGCGTTAGCTGCACGTGTTAAAGCGTTAGAAGATACACCTGCAGGTGATAAAGTAGATACTACTGCATTCGTTCGTAAAGACGAATTAGTAGATGTTCAAAACTTTGCTGGTACTGTAAGATTTAAAGCTTACCCAGTTACAACTTTTACTCCGGTAGGCGATCACCTGTAAATAAACCCGTAGCCCATTAGGGCTACTTAACTTAAACAACCCATATAGAGGAAAAATAAAATGGCTGTTATTCAATTCATGGAAAAATCTGAAGTAGGTCAAACAACTGAAGTAGTAAACAATGTATTTGAAGTTAAAATTAACAACGAAGGTAACGTTAAATTTGAACGTACTGAAACTGGTTTAAAAGGTGAAGTTGCTTTACCTGAAGCTAAAGTTGTAATTACCAAAGTAGAAATCGTTGATAACAAAGTTAAAGTTACCAAATCAGATGACACTACTGAAGAATTACCATTACCAGCTCAAGCTATTGATGTGAAATTACAAAGTGCTGAATTAACTGAAGATAACAAATTAAAATTAACGTTATCTAATGGTGATATTCTTGAAGCAGACTTAGCTAAATTTGTGGATGCACCTAAATCAGCAACTGAATACTGGACTGAAATCAAAGCATTACCTGATTTCAAAACTACAGTAATTGAATTACTTAAATCACCGGAAGCTAAAGCAGCATTGCTTGAAGTTCTTAAAGGTGAAGAAGTACAAAACTTGGCAGGTGATACTAAAGGTTACTTACTTGCTAAATAATCTAACGTGGGGGAGCAATCCCCCTTTGGAGTATAGATGAAAGTAGTACAAGACCTCGATTTACATGATGATGACTTTATTGTTGAAAACAATAAAGTAAGAACTCGTAAAATAGTTAAATCCTATAAGTTAGACTTTGTAGTAGGCAAAGACATCGTTACAACAAATAACCCTGTGGATTATGATAAGCAGGAACGCAGACAGCTTACTGTTATGGACGGTATGGGAAAAATCCATATAGACATTAAAATGGTTAAGACTATTGGTCCTCGTCAAATGTTACTTAAACTACCCCCTGACGCACCTAAGAACTTAGAGTTGATTGAAACTCAACTATGGGATGGTACTTCAGTGTGGGTGGATAAAGGAAGTCCATGGGTTATGGGCAATGGTCTAAAAGCAGGTCAAAGATACATTTTTGATTTAATAGGATTCTTCGGGTAATGAAAGTAGCAGAAATCTCAGAACTTCACCCTTCAGATTTTACCGTAGAAGATGATAAGGTTCGCGTTCTCAAAGCATATAACTGGTATATGGCAGAATTTGCTTTAGACAAAGAAGTTATGACTACTGAAAATCCAAGGGCTTACCTAGACCCTCAGTACAGAATGTTATCTGTGTTAGATGGTACAGGTAAAACACATTTAGAATTTAAGGTACTTAAAGATATTCCTGATGGTTCCGTAATCTTTAAACTACCTGAAGACGCACCGAATAATCTAGACAAAGCAAGTGCTCAAACTTGGGATGGTGGATTAATTTGGTATAACAGTAATAACCGAAACATCTATGGTAAAGGTTTAAGAGCTGGACGCTCTTATGCTGTAGATTTAGTAGGATTTTTTGGAGATTAATATATGGCAGAAAAAATTGTATTTGGTGCTGATATTGACAACGTAACCATTAAAAATATTGATGGTAAATTAACAGCAATCGTAGATGTAGAAAATGCTGAAGATGAATTTGAAGTGGTTACTGATTATGTAGAACCTCAAGAAGATGATGACTACTATGTAGAATCAACCTTTGCTAAGTTCCGTCACAAAGCTACTCAACTTATGACAGATGCGTTTAAAAAAGAAAAGAAACCTCGTTCAGCACCAGTGAATGAAAGTTTTACTTCTCCTTTAACTGCAGTAGCTTATGAAGAACGCGGAGTTATTACTATAAGAGTAGAAGATACTGCTATTTCACAAGTAGATGGTAAATCTTTATTTTATTTTGACTATAATCCTACTAATACTTACGTAGAAATTAATAAAAGTGATTACGCAAATGCTAAAGCTTTCAACACAGCTAATGCAGGTAGAACTTTTACAATAACTACTGCTAAACGTTACGCTGAATCTGAAGGTCATCCAGTAGTTAAATCTACTGAAATTCAAGTAGCGTATCCTACATTGAAATATACAGAAGGTACGGGTAAAGCTGAATTAGGGCATGATGCTTATTATGTCAATGCTGAGTTAAGCTCTAGTCGTATCACTGGAACTTTTCCAAGTGAATTTTATACTAGTGCAAAACTTTTAGATGAACTTCGTAGAGCTGTATCTGAGCTAGATGCAAGTGCTATTACTATGCACTATGAACTTGTAACTACCGAAGGTCAAACATTCACAGGTGATGCACCTATTGA